ATGACTGAGTATCGGGATGAGTTCGAACAACTGCTATTCAAATTGCCGCTGGCTGGATCAGCATTCAAGAAAGTTTACTATGACCCAATGCTCGAACGCCCGGTCGCGATGTTTGTACCCGCAGAAGATTTTGTTATTTCGTATGGTGCATCAGATCTGCCAACCTGCGAAAGATACACCCATGTGATGAAAAAGACGCCGAATGAAGTTCTGAAGCTGATGGTTTCAGGATTTTATCGAGATCTAGATCTACCAGATCCATCGCCAGAACAATCCGACATCGAAGAAAAGTATGATGAGATTGACGGTGAATCAGGCTTCTCTATGGACAGCGATGATCGATTTACTATTTTAGAGATGCACGTTGATATTGATCTGCCTGAACCTTTCAGCGATCCAGACGGAATTGCTCGACCCCACGTTATTACGATAGATAAGTCATCACGTAGTGTGTTGTCGATTCGTCGGAACTATTACGAAGACGACGAAAAGAAACGAAAGCGTCTGCATTTCGTGCATTATCCATATCTCCCCGGTCTTGGATTTTACGGAATAGGACTAATACATCTTATCGGCGGACTGACAAAGTCAGCCACTTCTATCCTGCGTCAATTAGTTGATGCAGGTACTCTGGCTAACCTTCCTGCTGGATTGAAGGCCAGAGGGCTGAGAATCAAGGGTGATGACTCGCCTTTGATGCCCGGCGAATTCAGGGATGTTGACATTCCGGGTGGCGCTATCAGGGATAACATTTATCCTTTGCCCTACAAAGAACCCTCTGGTGTTCTTTATCAGCTTCTTGGAAACATTGTTGAAGAGGGCAGGCGCATCGGTTCAGTAGCAGATGTAGACATCTCTTCTGCTAATGCCAACGCTCCAGTTGGAACAACTCTTGCTTTGCTAGAGCGGAGCATGAAAGTCATGTCAGGTGTGCAGGCAAGATTACACGCCGCACTCCGTAAAGAGCTTCGCATCCTAGCAAAAGTCATTCACGACTTTATGCCAGAAACCTACGACTACGAAATGGACGGTTCCTATAACCGTGTCAAGGATTTCGATGGCAGGGTTGATGTCGTTCCTGTTTCCGACCCCAACGCATCGACGATGTCGCAAAGGGTGATTCAGTATCAGGCGGCACTACAGCTTGCACAACAGGCTCCACAGATTTATGACCTAGGGCGATTACATCGTCAGATGTTAGAAGTTTTAGGAATAAAAGAAGCGGACAAGATCGTTAAGCTAGAGGGTGACATTGAACCAACAGATCCTGTGACAGAAAACATGAAGATCCTTCAGCAGGAAGGAGTCAAAGCATTTGCCTACCAAGACCACGAAGCACACATCGCTGTTCACATGGCGATGCTACAAGATCCTAAGATCAAAGAGATGGTTGGGCAAAGCCCGTTTGCATCAGTTATACAAAAAGCCATGATTGAACATATTACAGAACACGTAGCATTCGCTTATCGCAAGGGCATAGAAGTTCAACTAGGCGCCCCACTCCCAGATCCAGAAAAGCCGCTACCAGAAGATGTTGAGTTTAATCTATCCAGCACCGTCGCCAAGGCCGCTCAAAAACTGTTGCAACAGGATCAGGCAGAGATGGCTCAGAAGAAAGCACAGCAGGATGCCAAAGACCCACTCACACAGATACAGCAGAGGGAGTTGGCTTTAGAGGAGGCCAAGTTCGCACACAGTAAAGAGATGGATATCGCAAAACTACAAATGGATACGGCGGCGAAACAAGCTACTGTCGAGACCGAAAGGAGCCGTATTGCATCACAGGAAAGGCAAGAGGGCGCTAGACTGGGAGTTAAGATCGCCACCGAAAAAGATAAACTTGAAAGACAGGACCAGTTGGAAGGGGCAAAACTGGGGGTCCAGATTACAGAATCTATTAAACAAAAAACTGATTAAAAAGTTCAACTGAACTTTGGAGACCTATGGACGAACTAGACTTAGTAAACAAGAAGATCCGTGAACAGATGGATCAAATGGCAGATCACATGGCTACAGGTGGTTGTAAAAGTTACGATGACTACAAATATTGTTCTGGAGTCGTAGCAGGTTTGGCCGTTGCAGAGAGAGAAATATTAGATATCAAAGAGCGTATCGCTGTAGCAGATTAAAAAAATCATGGTATAGTTATCGCAATCGCAAAAGCGCAAGGTACTGCGAACCTTAATCGTAAGCAGGAAATAAAATGCAAGTTAAGCAGTTTGAATTAACAGACGAAATAGGGGATAAGCTCCCCACGCCATCAGGCTACAAAGTTTTAGTCGCCTGCCCCCAAATAGACGAGACCACCGAAGGTGGCATCATCATCGCGGAAGAGTATCGCGCAAAAGAATCCACAGCATCGATTTTCGGATATGTAATCAGCATGGGCAAAGACGCCTATGGTGACATCGATAAGTTTTCATCTGGCCCATATTGTCAGCAAGGCGATTGGGTAATCTTCCGTTCGTATTCAGGCACTCGATTCAAAATCGCGGGACAGGAGTTCCGTTTGATTAATGATGATTCGGTTGAAGCAGTTGTTGAAGACCCTAGAGGCATAGAAAGAGCATGAATGAAGATCAAGAAGTACAGGTTGATGATAGCGTTGAGACTTCCGAAGCAGAAGTTGAAGAGGTCGAGATTGTAGACGATACACCAGAGGAAGATCGCGGTCGTCCTCGTAGAGCAAATAATAGCGAACCGGAGATCCCCGATGATGAAGAAATTGAAAAGTATTCTGGAAATGTTCAGAGCCGCATTAAGAAACTTAAGTTTGAGTATCACGAAGAAAGAAGAGCCAAAGAAGAGGCCGAGCGAATCCGTGAAACCGCAATCGAAGACCTCAAAAGACTCCACGAAGAAAACCAAAAGCTCAAAGAAACCCTCAGTAAAGGCGAAGGTGCTTTAGTCAATCAAGCAAAGCACCGGGTTGAGGCAGAGTTACAAAAAGCAAAATCTAATTACAAGCAGGCTTATGAAGCTGGTGATTCAGATGCGATGGTAGATGCCAATGAGCAGATGGCTAGACTGGCTAGCGAAAAGGTTAAGTATGATTCATATCAACCTAAACCAGTGCCACAGCCGCAGGCTTTCGATCAGGAAAAATATGCGGCTCCACAACAGCCTCCTCAACTGGACGCAAGAACACAACAGTGGTTCGAGGAAAATCGTGATTGGTTTGAAAATGATATGCCGATGAGAGGCTTTGCATACGGAATCCACGAAGAATTAGTTAAGAAGGGGGTTGACCCCCAGAGCGAACAGTATTTTACTACTCTTGATGAGAGGATGCGTGAAGCATTCCCTAATCGATTGGGTCAGCAACGTAAGACAGACTCTATCGTAGCTCCAGCTACGCGAACCAACAGAGTCTCTACGCAACCAAGACTGACCAAATCCCAAGCGCATATCGCCCAGCGCCTTGGTTTGACCAACAAGCAATATTGGGCGCAACTGCAAAAGGAGCAACGGTCATGACAAACCGTAAGCCAAGGGAATCCTCTACCCGCGAAAAAACAGAGCGCAAGAAGACATGGGCGCCTGCGTCCAGAATACCAACACCGAATGCCGAAGATGGCTATTCGTTTCGTTGGATTCGTACTTCGATGCTTGGACAGGCAGATAATACAAATGTGTCTGCAAAGTTTCGTGAAGGCTGGGAGCCAGTCAAAGCGAAACAGCATCCAGAGTTGCAGGTCATGTCGGATATAGACTCTCGTTTTGAGGGTAACGTTGAGGTTGGCGGCCTTTTGCTTTGTAAAAATAGCAAAGAGAATGTTGAGGCTCGCCAAGAATACTTACAGGATATTAATGATCGTCAGATGGAATCTGTAGACAATAGTTATCTGAGGGAAAATGATCCAAGGATGCCTCTGCTGAAACCGGAAAGACAAACAAAAGTATCCTTTGGTAGCGACAACTCTTAATTTTAGTTAAGGGGTGTCGTTAATAAAATATGTAAGGAGATAAAATGTCTTCATCTAGCACCCCTTATGGGCTGATTCCGGTTCAAAAAATCGGTTTCCAAGCCTTTACTGGTGCGTTTCGAGAGTTCCCTGTGAAGGCAAACAACGCCGCCGCTATTTTTAATGGCGACTTAGTTGTGCTTTCTACAGCAGGACTACCGAGCGCAGTTTCTACTACACCCACTGCGATTAAGATCCCAGCCACTGCCGCTAATGCGACAGCAGGAATCATGGGGGTCTGTGTTGGTTCGAGGTTCATCGACGCTAACTCTTCGCAATTAACTTTCCGTAACTTCTTGCCAGCAGGTCAAATCACCGCAGGCGCATCTGAAGTATTCGTCCGAGTTCATGACGACCCAGATACCATATTCCGTATTAAGGGAACTCACGCTCTGGGAACTTTCAATAGTGGCACAGATGGTTCTGGCTTTGCTGGAGCAGTCGGTATGAATGCCGCGTTGAACTTCGATACTTCAGGGTCCACATCGACAGGTCTGTCTGGTGTTGCTCTAGAGGTAGGAACCAATGGCGGAAGCCTAGCGGCTACTACAACACTCGCTTGTCGAATCATTGAAGTGGTCCCCGGAACTGAGAGTGATACATATCCAGAGTTTTTCGTTAAACTTAATGTCGGTGTCCACTCTTATCAAAATCCACTTGGACTGGCTTAAGGAGTTAAGACATGGCTATTTCACGTTCCCAGCTCCTTAAAGAGCTATTACCGGGTCTCAATGCGTTGTTCGGTCTGGAGTACGATAAGTACGAAGACGAACACGCAGAAATTTATGAGACCGAAAACTCAGAGCGTTCCTTCGAGGAAGAGGTCAAGTTATCTGGCTTCGGAGCCGCTCCAGTGAAAAACGAAGGCGCATCGATTACGTTCGATACAGCGCAAGAGGCTTTCACTTCTCGTTACAACCACGAAACTGTGGCAATGGGTTTCTCTATCACTGAAGAAGCGATGGAAGACAACCTGTATGACTCACTGTCTGCACGGTATACAAAAGCTCTGGCTCGCGCTATGGCGTATACAAAGCAAACAAAGTCTGCCGCGTTGCTGAACAACGGCTTCACAACATTCCAGTCTGGCGATGGCGTGACACTGTTTAACACAGCACACCCAACAGTAAGTGGCGGCAACAACCGCAACCGTCTATCAACTGACGCTGATCTCAATGAGACATCTCTTGAGCAGGCAATTATTGATATCGCGGCGTTTACAGATGAGCGTGATCTGTTGATTGCGGCTCGTCCTCGTAAGCTGATTGTTCCCCCAGCATTGATGTTCGTAGCAACACGTTTGCTCGAAACAGATCTGCGTGTAGGGACAGCGGATAACGACTTGAATGCGATCAAGACCAACGGATCGATCCCAGAGGGCTATCGTGTCAATCACTATCTGACTGACACAGATGCTTTCTTTATCGTCACAGATATTCCAAACGGCATGAAGCACTTTGTGCGGACACCGATGCAGACATCTATGGACGGTGATTTCGATACTGGTAATGTTCGCTATAAAGCAAGAGAGCGTTATTCGTTCGGGGTCTCTGACCCACTAGGTATCTTCGGTTCACCCGGAGCATCCTAACTAGGAGGGGGGTTCGCCCCCCTTTTTTATCCTGACAGAAAGTTCACTTGAACTTTTTGACACTAGCCAAGACAGGAGAATGACATGGCTAATACAACCTTCACAGGACCAGTCCGTTCCGAAGGCGGATTTACGTCTATCAGTAAGAACGCTTCGACTGGCGCAATCACAACTCTTTCTAGTATCAGCTCTACAGGTGTCGCATCTTTCGATGCCAACACTTTATCGACAGAGGCAGGAACAGGTATCACTGGCGGTACCGGTACTGTTTACAGAAGCTCGGTACAAAGGACGGGTGGAATCATCACCACGAATATTCTAATAGATCTCACAGGGTTACGGTCTACAGCAAGTGGCGATATAATAGGAGTAGATGGAACGTCTAACGTATGTCATATCGGACAAATCACTGCCGCCCGTAATGGGACGATCATTGCGGCAAGCATGGAGTGTTTTGAGGCGCCTACCGGCGGAGACCCTGACATCAATGTATTTTCTGCAACAGAGGGTACAGGCACAGAAGACGACGCCATTTCAGGGCTGACTGAGACACAACTGTGTGACTCAGGGGACTTGGCCCTAGGCAGTAACATATTCTTCACCGCCTTCCCAGCCGCAGATGAATTCTTATACCTAGTTGCTGGAGCGACCACAGATGCTGACTACACAGCAGGCAAGTTGGTGATCACTCTTATCGGTACTGCGTAAGGAGATCCATCATGGCAATGCAAAGTGATATATCGGTAAAGCTCATCAGCGATGAAAATGCATCAGATGATAATCGCCTTGTTACAGCCGCCCGACCCAACACGACAGCAACACTAGCCAACACCACCTTCGCGGGTGGTGGGGCTAGGAATATTATCGTGACAACAACTGGTACTGGTGACAGCGGCAAAACAACCACGATCACTGGAACAGATGTATTTGGTAATTCTCTAACAGAAACAATCACATCTACTGGCAGTGCTGAGGCAGTCGCAGGGACGAAGTTGTTTTTGACTGTTTCCTCTGTGGTTTGTTCGGAGCAGTACGCGGCTAATATAAAAGTAGGGTCAGGCTCATTGTGTGGAGAGGCAGTGAGGGGAGATCTGCGATTAAGGCTGAAAGGTCTTTCGGTTGTTTCTGGTACTTCGGCTGGAGATGTTGATTACTTCAACGGCACCCCTGAAAGCGGGACTAACTTGTTTTCATCTAGGACCATTGGCACTGACAATACTACTGTAGACAGAACGATCCCTTCTGAGGGCGTATTGTTCGACACGGGTATGTCGGTCAAGTATACCGTTGGTACTATGGACAAGCTGACAGTGTTTTTCGCATGACCGTCAAATATCGTGGTGAAACTTTTTCGGGTTATAACAAGGCTAAACGAACGCCTAATCACCCGAAGAAGTCCCACGCTGTCTTGGCGAAAGAAGGCGATAAGGTCAAGCTAATTAGGTTTGGTCAGCAAGGGGTGAAAGGTGCGGGCAAGAATCCGAAGAGCGCGAAAGATAAAGCTAGGAAGAAGTCGTACTACGCACGTCATGGCCCTGCGCCGAAAACAAAACTCTCAGCAAAATATTGGTCACATAAGGTTAAATGGTGATGAAAGGCAAGAAGAAGATAAACAAAGTAATCAAAGGCTTAAAAAAAGCTAGCAAATTACATGCGGCTCAAGCGAAGTCTCTGGAAGGTGTTGTTAAAATGCAAAGCGGTGGACTTATTCAGCCTGATGTAGAAAAAATAGCGGCCATGCGTAGAGATCGCAGAGCGTTGGACGGTATCGCACAGCGTGGACAGACTAAAGGCACTCTCACATGATGGAGCGTTATCAAAAGGCGCTACAGGATTTGTTAATACAAAACCAACAGCCAGAGATAACAGACGAACAAATCAGAAAATTTGTTCGAGGAAAGACTGATCGAGAGGTTGCTAGAGTCATGATGAAGGCTGGCATTGACATCAACCGATTAGCAAAAGCGATAAATATGCCAGTGAGCAAAGCCCGAAAAACATTCGAGAGAGTTTTGCCACAGGCCCGTGCAGACAATGAAAGACTGCGACTATCACAGGAACTACGGCAGGGAAGGCGTCTTGCCAGTGATCAGGCCCGTGAAAAACGGGCGCCGAATGGTATTCGGGACTTGGACGTTTCTTAGTCCAAAAGCAAAGCGAGGATAAGCTATGAGACTTAATGCTATCAATCCGAAAGACAATCCATTAGATGAGGTCTTATATTGCTTTGGTTCGGCTGGGGATTTCGATGATAGCGTTGGACAAAGTGTCGGCGGCGGGCGTGATGACTCTGATGATGATGATGATGAACGCGACAGAGTAGCAAAAAGAGCAGGAGTTTCCAAAGACACAATAGTTGGTAGTGGCCCCGGCGGCGGTAACGTAGTCAGATCGAGGGACGGTACTCCTGTGAAAGCAGGAAGGTCTGTAGAAAGAGAAGCAGAACGCGAAGGGGTATCGGTCGAAGAAATCAACCAGAGAATCAATGATGCATATAGTTTTGAAACTCTGGGGTTTGATGAAGAAGATCTAGCTGATAGCTCTGTGCTTGATGAAATAGCGTTCGAGTTTGACAATATAGATGTAGAGTCAGCGACAGATGCAGAGTTTTATGAAGATGAAATATTAAGAGGTCTCCGTCGTGAGGGAGACTATTCGGGTGTTTTCGACTTGGTTCCACAAGAGCCAGATTTTGCTCCAGAAGTAACATCAGATTTTGTTCCAGATGAAGTAACTGAGGGGTTAGATGCTGTTGTCGCAGAGACAGAAAGAGGTCGGGCAATAGACGAGTTAATCGTTGCCTTTCAAAACAGCATATTTGCAGATCAGTTGCCTAGCAGTGGAGACCCGCAACAGCAAGTAGAAGATCTTCTTACAAGCATAGGAGAGCGAGCCACAGCAGAAAAAAACCTAGAGCCATTCAGTATAGAACGAATACAGAACATAACAGAAGACCTTCTCAAGAATCCAGCTAATCGAGAAACCATACAAACCAGCGTAGGTGAGATCCCTGTCTCTGATTTAGTGGCAAGTACACAGGCAGAAAGAGCCGCCGCCGCCGACGCCGCCGCTAGGGCAGGCCTTGATGCAAGCACTGAAACAACTACGCAAACTGTTGGGGATATGACAATAACAGAGGGTCCAGATGGCAAGACAATTACTAGGGGTAATATGTCAAATGAGGAGCGTGAAAAAATTTTCCAAGAGGGTGAGGCTAAAGAGGGGTTGACCCAAAGCGAACGTATGGATCAAGCGTTCGAAGACCCAGAAAAAGAAATAACTGCTGACGCTCCTGATCTTAGCCCAGATCCATTCGATGATCTCGATCCCCGTTTATTCGATGAAGATGAGCAAGCAGATTTAACTGATAGGGATGCGGAGCGATCAGAATCAGAAGGAAGTGTGCTAGAGATTACATATCCTGATCCCGATCTATTTGATTTAGATGACCAAGCAGACTTTAGGGATCGTCGAGCGGCCAGAACAGTTGATGAAGATACTGGTCTACCGGTATCTGCACGACAAGCTGAATCACCAACCTTTAGTGATCCAGATGTACCGCTCTACGGCGACGAAGATTATCTAGATTTATACGGCGCTGAACCCGGAGTTAGTCTGGTGGATGCAAGGCTGAAAGCTGTAGAAGATATCGAAGAAAGCGCAGAGGAGCAGGGCGATCTATTAGACATACCCTTTACTTTTGTTGATGATGTCTTGAATCAATTATTAAAAGCAGATGCGTTGACTAAAGAACGGTTAGAGGGGGGCGATTTTGCGATATATAGCACAGGCCCAACTCAAGAAATTATAGGGTCAGTAGACAAAGATACAGGTGCCATAACTCCATCAAGCGATAATTTTTTCAACACAGAATTAAATCCTTATTATGAAGAGTACGAAAGACAGCAAGAACTTGCGCGGCCAAGTCCCTCAGAGAACGAAGATATCCCTGCGGAACCTGTAGAAATTGCGCCCGAAGTAATCACTCCTTACGACTTCGATTCAATCATCAGGTCGATTGTAGACGGTACAGAGACAGAGACGGGAACAGATGCGGCAGAAGGAACAGAATCTCTCCCAGCAGTAGGACAGCCTGCGTTTGACTTCATGAGAGACTTTGGAGCCTTCAGTTTGTCGCCTCAGCCTGATGACGCACCAGAACGCATATACAGCCCCACATACTTGGCACCGGTATCAGAGTTGACCGCAGAACAAAGACAAGAACTATCTGGTTTACTTGGAACCCCTTTAGGTGCAGGATTAGACTTGTCTTCTATCAGTTTCGATCAGACTCCGATGGAGACAGCGGAAGCGTTAATAGAGAGCTTAAGTCGTGATCAGTCGAGCTAATATAGGTAAACAGCTCACAGGCAATACACAAAAAAAAGAGAGGGTAACGATGTCTAGATTTCAAAGCACAGGTGATGATGCAAAAGATTTAGAGATTATCCGGTCCGCTAAAAATATAGATGATGGCCCCGTAGGCATGAAGAGCGGGGGAAAGGTTAAGAAAAAATCAAAAAGCAGAGTCAATGAGGCAGGTAATTATACAAAGCCTGCGATGCGTAAACGCATCTTCAATAGAATCAAAGCTGGCGGAAAAGGGGGCCGACCCGGTCAGTGGTCTGCACGTAAAGCACAAATGCTTGCTTCCGCTTATAAGAAAGCAGGCGGGGGCTACAAAAACTAATGGCTTTGAAAAAATCACAACAGTCGCTAAAAAACTGGACCGCGCAGAAATGGAGAACCAAATCTGGCAAGCCATCTACGCAAGGAAAGAAAGCGACAGGTGAAAGGTATCTTCCAGAAAAAGCTATCAAGGCAATGTCGTCAAAAGAATATGCGGCGACAACAAGGGCAAAGCGCAAGGCGACTAAGGCAGGCAAGCAGTTTTCCAAGCAACCTAAAAAAATTGCTAAGAAGACGGCAAAATATAGGTGATATAAATGGCAGTAGTTACTCCAGCTTTACCAGAGATATTCGAAGAAGCGTTTGAAAGAGCAGGTTTAGAGATGCGTTCAGGTTATGACCTGAAGCAGGCTAGGCGCTCTTTGAATCTAATTACGCTGGAGTGGCAAAACAGGGGCCTGAATCTATGGACCATCGAGGCAGGGACACAAGCTCTGAGTGCTGGAACAGCAACCTATACGTTACCCGCAGATACTATTGATGTTATCGAATTGAGTTTGAGGACAGGCTCTGGTGTCAATCAAACAGACACGAATGTAGAGCGGATTAGTGTTTCGACTTACTCCCAGCAGACAAATAAAAATACACAAGGAAGACCAACACAGGCGTTTATACAAAGGCTGGCAACTTCAACGACAGCGACACTATGGCCCGTACCAGATTCTGCGGACACTTATACGCTTGCGTTCTTTAGATTGCGGGGCATAGAAAGTATTAGCGAAGGAGTTACAGGCACGGCAGATATGCCGCCAAGATTTGTTCCTTGTTTGGTAGCAGGCTTGGCATATTACATCGCGATGAAAAGACCAGAGGTCAATGATCGTGTATCAGCATTGAAGCAAGAATATGAGTTTCAGTTCGAGTTAGCGGCTGGAGAAGATCGAGATACATCGACGATATCTTTCGTTCCGTTCAATACGTTTTATGGAGCGGGTGGATGAAATACGCCAAAGCTAGCAAAGCATTCGGTTTTTGTGACCGAACAGGATTCCGCTATTCACTGCATGATTTAGTAGTGGAAATACGTAACGGTATACCCACTGGATTTAGGGTGGGCAAAGATGTGGCTGATCCAGATCATCCACAAAATTTTCTTGGACGCATACAAACCAGTGACCCTCAGTCACTTCTAAACCCAAGGCCAGATCGAATATCTGACCCCGTCAGAGTTTCGTTCCCAAACCTGAATGAAGATACACTTGACCCGCAAGGTGCGCCTTCAGGACTCAGTGCATCAGTAGGCACTGTGACAGTTACAACAACTTAACAAAGGAGTAAGCGTAATGGCTAAGATGCCCATGAAGAAAGACCCTAAAACGGGCAAGATGGTCCCTGCTTTCACTATTGATGGCAAGGGTAAGATGAAAGGGGGTGGACCCATGAAAAAAGCCAAAGGCAAATCAGTTGGCGGAGCTATGAAAAAAGCTAAGGGTAAAGCTGTAGGTGGAGCTATGAAAAAAGCTAAGGGTAAAGCTGTAGGTGGAGCAATGAAGCGCACCAAAGGCATGGCCGTTGGCGGAGCTACAAAACGCACTAAAGGCAAAGCAGTTGGCGGAGCAATGAAGCGCACTAAGGGTATGGCTGTCGGTGGAGCAATGAAGCGCACTAAGGGTATGGCTGTCGGTGGAGCGACAAAGCGCACCAAAGGTATGTCAAAAGGTGGCGTTACTAAAAAGCAGATAGGCGGAGCTATGAAGAAGACCAAAGCAACCAGCAGAGGCGGTGTTGCTAGAGGTATGGGAGCCGCTACAAAAGGCGGTAGGTATAGCCGGAGCAATTAATGTCGTATTTGATAAGTAATTGCCCTTCGTTCAAATGCTGGGTGCGGAGAGAATTTACCTGTAATCATCAAGATTATCATGGTGAATATTTACATGCTCTAGCGTTTGCAGTGAATACTATTCCAGACAGGTCGCTTACTTTTCAGGTGGTGTTTACTGGCTGTGAAATAGATGATCCCGAATCAGGGATCGAAGAGAACATTCATGGCGGCGCTATGTGGGCAAGAATGCCTATAGAGGCTCTGGTTGCAGATATCGAGTTAGATGAGTGGCCTGAGAGGATGGAAGATCATCTATGCCAGCCTTGGGACTGTGAATCGAGACATCATTCGGTGATTGTCATGGACAGAGTAAGTTCTAGTCCGTGGATCGCTAAGATCGATGGAGAGTTTTATCAGTCGAGATATATGTTCACGGTAGACTATACAGAGAATGAAATTGCAGACTCTGCTGATCAGCACAAACAATCCCATGTGATGTACTTAACAGAAGGTCCGTGGGAGGGTAATATCATAGCGTTGCCTAATAACAGGGTTAGAGCAACTTCTCCTGCGTTATGGAGAACTGGAGAAGGAGCGCCTGATTTCGCACCTAGCCAGTATCTGCATTCGGCAGAAGGTCACTCTAGTTATACTGACCCTGCAATTACTTTTGATAATTTGTATCAGGACTAGTATGAATTACACAGAGCTGACCCAAGCGGTAAAGGACTACACGGAGAATGATGAAACAACTTTTGTTTCACAGATTCCTACCTTTGTTCGTCAGGCAGAAGAAAGAATCAATCGATCAGTGTTGATACCCGACTTACGAAAAAATGTAACCGGTACCACAACTGCCAGCAATAGATTCGTCAATACGCCTAATGATTTCCTAGCAGTGTTTTCGTTAGCCGTAGTAGATGGATCTAGTAAATATCAGTTCCTGCTCCCGAAAGATGTCAACTTCTTGAGAGAAGCATATCCCCAGACATCGACTACAGGGCTTCCTGTTTACTACGCAATATTCGATGATGATACGTTTATCGTCGCTCCGACACCGGACACAACCTATACGGTGCAACTACACTACTATTACGATCCTCCTTCGATTGTCACCAGCTCTACAAGCTGGCTAGGCGACAACGCTGAAACAGTCCTGCTTTATGGAACGTTGCTCGAAGCATATTCGTTCATGAAGGGAGAGGCTGATCTACTGAATCTTTACACCAAAAGATACGAAGAAGCACTATCGAATCTGTACAACCTTGGCAAAGGTTATAATAGATCGGACAGCTATCGAAACGGAGAATCAAGGGTAATAGCACAATGATAAACGGTATGAGTTTAGATTTCGGACCGGCACCTGAAGTGTCTGTGTTAACGACAAATAATCGTGGTCATACACCAGAGGAATTATCTCAGCTCTGTGTCAGCAAAATTCTTAGCGTGTCAGATAACTCGACACCAGAAGTTCGTGATCAGGCAAGAGCTTTTAGAGGTAGCCTCGAAAAAATAATTGCTTTATACATGAAGCAGGCGGTCCGTTCAGACCGAACCACTGTGTACAATGCGATTAGGGACGCAGGACACGATAAACTAGCTGAATATATAAGGAGGCTATAATGGCTTTTTCTGGAAACTTTCTATGCAGTTCTTTTAAACAAGAGGTGCTTGAGGCAAAACATAATTTTTTAGCAAGTGGTGGCAATACGTTCAAGATAGCTTTGTACGACAACAGTGCTAGTTTCAATGCCGCAACCACAGCTTTTACATCGAGCAATGAGATTGCTGGAGGCAGTACCGGAATCACTTCTGGCGGTATAAGCTTGACATCAGTTAATCCCACTTTAGATTCAACGACCGCTGTTTGTGATTTTAACGATGCTGTTTTTTCAAGCGTGACTGTCACTGGTGTGCGCGGGGCGCTTATCTATAACAGCAGTAGTAGTAACAGGGCGGTTGCTGTTTTAGATTTTGGTGGAGATAAGGCGGCAAGTGCTGGTGACTTTACGGTTGTTTTTCCAACAGCTAATGCGAGTAACGCAATAATTCGAATCGCCTAATTAAGACACCAAGGAGATCCTAAAGTGTCTAATGGTTGGGGCGAAGGCGGTTGGGGTCAGGGTGGCTGGCAGTCTGTTGAAGAAAAGGCTGTCTTCGAAGGTTGGGGAGCAGGCGGATGGGGCGAGTCCGCTTGGGGCCAAGTTGCGGGTATCAATACTGGGGCAACAGCAAGTGTTGGCTCGGTAACCACAACAAGTTCAGCTAATGTTTCTGCGACCGGTGTATCCGCAACCGGTGGAATCAATGGAGTTTTAACCACACAATCTGGCGTATCTGCGACAGGTAGTGTCGGTTCTGTAACCGCAACAAGTTCAGTTGAACTTTCTGTTACTGGAGTTTCGGGCACAGCAAGTGTTGGCACTGCCACTGTCGATGGTGAGTCAGATGTAACAGTCACTGGTCTATCTGCGACCGCAGATGTCGGATCAGTTACTACAACAAGTGGTACAGATGTTTCTGTAACCGGTGTCTCTGCAAGAGGTAACCCTGAACTAGCCGGTGCGCTTCACGCTGAGTATTTCGTTCCTACAGAGTCAGGTAGCCCAAATGTCAAGGTCATGGCATTTGAAGACAACACCACTGTTTCTTCTGACGGATCGTCTCTCGGAACAATCAGTTCGGCTGGCGGGACACTTACTGTCAGTGCGTCCGACTATGAAAACAAACTGATATCTGCCGACAAGCCAATCACACTGCAAAATTCTAACAATGAAACCACTGGTGTGCCCACATCGTGGCAAGGTACTTCGTTTGGTATTAGAAATACCAGAACAGGTGTCAGGCTACAATTCAGATCCATATCCGGCACTGCAACAGTTGAGATATTCAAAGATGGGTCATTAGAGACAACACTCAGTGTCCCAGACAACACTACAACTACACAAACCTACGCAGACGACACAAGCGATCCTGAATATCAAATCTTTTCAGACCTGCCGATTGTTGGTTTTAAATCTAGCAACGCTGGTCTTGCAGACACCCATCCTTTATTCCCTGCAAGCCGAGAAATCTACGGCTTTGCCTCAAGCAGTGGAACGGTCGTTAAAGTTGAAGACTATGGATCGTCAGCCAGTTACGTAGAGTTTCGCTCAAACAACACATCTACAGGCTCTACCACGATAAGCACAGTCAAGATTACTGGAGGTAATGCCGGAGACTACAAAGGACCCTCTGTTCGTGTTGTAACAGGAGCAGATGTAGCCGGTTTTGCACTAGCCGATGGCGATGGTGGAGAGAAATCAAGCTGGATACCAGAAGGCTGTTTTGCTCACGAGTTTAGATTAATCGAAGCCGCAGAGTTTCTCGCCATCATGGGTGCGCCGGGGACTAAAGGTCGTAATATTAACGTCTTTGACTCAAGCGGCAACCTGATTGACACCGTTCAGCTTAGTGGCGATACGAGCGGTTCAGATTTTCCGACTAAGTTTCAATTAGTTTCTAACTCTACGACAGACTCGAATCTTACGCCTATTGCAAAATCTTACGATTTGACCGCTGGTATGCGGATCGTATCTGAAGTTCCTGTCGGAGTTATTGTTGAAGACGATAGCAGTGACAACGAAGAAAACCTTTTCGGACTGAGATTCT